AGGAATATCATATAATATTTCGTGCCATTTAGATTGTTGTGCGTCCTTGATTACTCCGAATACAAGATCAACGTCAGCTTGAACTAATGCAGCAGATGAGGCAATCTGTATTTTAGAACCTCCGTTAAAAACAATAACAACATCATCTGCAGAATCTAGATATACTAAGGCCACATCTTTTGCTGAAAATTGCTCTACAGCGTTAGCAGCACCATCAAGCGTAATTTTACAGTATTTGTTCATAAGTAAAAAATTTTATGAGTTAATAAAAAACAAAGGTAATAAAAAAACCCCACTGTAAGGAGTGGGGCTTTAGTGTAAGGATAAGTAGAGTTGTGATTAAAACAAACAATTAAATCACTACAAATATAACAAATTTTATTTTAACATTTTAACTAACGCTTCATATATTTCAACGTTATTTTTTTTCTTGAAAAAACCACTTAATACTGAAGATGGAGTCTCACCAAACGGAATACTGCACAACTTGGTTTTTTTAGATTTTAAATTGTAAAAAATCTCTTTGTCATTGTTTCTAGTTTTTAATAAACCTTGCTGAAAGATTTTATCAATATTATCAAATAAATCCAAGTCTGGATCTTCTAATGCATTTAAAAAGTCCTCTGGATTATTTCTCGCAAATAACAAAACATCTCTTTTTATTTCTGAAGAAGCTGCTATTCTAGTGTCTACATTTAAATATACTCTAGCTAAAGATTCCATTTTTTCAAAACTAAGTTCACCTGCTTCTTTTTGTGCTTTAGCCTCTAGTTCTAAATATTGTACTTCTTCTTGAGCATCTTTTTCTTTGTCTATTTCTTCAAATATTTGTCCATTTGCTGGATGGTAATATAAAAACTCCTGCAATACAGGATTTGTTTTCGGTACAAACAACATACCATCTTCAAAAACGACTGGTTCTAAAACCACATTGGTGTCTTGCTCATCTTCAAAAGGTGACTTTTGATTAGAAGCATACCTAAGTGGTCTACTTGTTGTTCCATCAAAATGTAAAAGGGGTTTTCTTCTGCTGTTTCTTGAGTTAAGAGTGTAACTCAAAGGCTTTACATTATTACGTAGCCTATACGTTCTGTCTTTTATTTCTTTTTTCATTATATTAAATTTAATTAAATTAAAAAAAGGAGGGCTAATAAAGCCCCCCTCTTAAATTACTATTACTTCAATAACAAGAAGTTATTTGCACCCATAGTACAAAGTGCTCTTTCAGATAAGAAGTTAACTCTCATAACATCTTGATCAGTAGTAGCAGCGCCACCAGCAGATCCAGTTATCCAAGACTTATATCTTCTGTCTTCAGTTTCTGAAGCTCTATATCTTACGTGTAAGAATGGTCTCTTAGCGTTTCTTCCTAATACTTGGTCGTATACGTTAGTTGAACCAGCAGGTACTAACACACCTTCAATAGCTCCACCAACTAAACCACCTCGCATAGTAGGATCGTTAAGATATTTCCAATCTGATTTGTAGAAGTCATATCCTCTTCGGAATCCAGTAAATCCTAAGTTTAGTGCCATTTCTTCGTCATTATCAAATAATCCGTAAGAAGTACCACCAGCACCATAAGAGTTTTGAGCAGCTAACATATCATCAATTGCAAAAGAAGTAGCTCTGTTTAAGAACAATACATTCTCTTCAATAGCGCCTTGCTTATCTAATCTTTCAACGATATCGTCAAAATCAGCTAATGCAGTTAAAGCTCCAGTAAAAACATTTCCTCTTTGCTCTATAGCGTGGAAAAGACCTTCTGAACCTTTGAAGTTATCCCCGATAGCTCCTGATGCAGCTTCTGCAGGAACAGCTTCGATCATTGCTGATTCTAAGTAATCATCAAATCTCATTCGTGTTTCGTGCTCTGCTTTTAAATACCAAAGGTATCCATCAGCACCATCTTCAGTAGATACTTCGATCCATCCGATTTGTGCCATATCAGATCCGTTTACTTCGTAATTGTCTTTTAAGATAATAGGATTATTCTCTAAAATAGTGTCAAACGGCTCAAGAGATCCTGACATTCCATTTTGACCTTTTTTAAATTCAGATCCATAAATCCAAACAGTTACTTTTTCATTTGCGTCAACTCCAGTACCAACACCAGTATATCCACCGCCTTCGTAAAACTTAACAGTGAAAGTAGTAGCAGTAACAGCAGTTACGATACCTTTGTTTGAAATACCAGCAAAACCTGTGTTACCAGAAATCATAACAGTATTTCCTATTCTAATTGCAATTTCAGATGCATCAGCAGGATTGAATACTTGGTTTGCAGGAATTAACGCATCAGCTACAGTAAAGGTAGCACTGTCATCTGCAGCAGCAGCTGCCGTAGATACGTCGGTATATTTAATGTGCAATCTTCCTTGCTCTGCCCATTTAATAAGGTCAGAGTTAGAAGGCATTTCAGCTCCCGTCATTCGAAGGAAACCGGTTATTGTTCTATTACCATATCTTTCAAACTCTTTTTCATAAGTGTCAGGAAGGTATTGGTTTAAGAAATTAAAATTGGCTAAGTAGTTAGTAGCACTAGGTACTTTAGTAGCACTAGGCTGTAACGCAAAGCCAGGTAAATTTAAACTCATTTTTTTTGGTTTTTAATGTTTAACTTTTATTTTTTGGTGACCTTATGGTCAATCCTCGTCTAGACGAGGGGCTTGTAGCTCTAACAGTGAAACCTTGTTTGGGGTTGCCCTGTGGTGTTTGCCTTACATCTAAATTTATATTTTTAGACTTCATTGCAGATTCATTAACCGCAGATGCAACACCTTGTTCGTAAAAATATTTAGCGAACTTATCAGGATTCATTGCCATCGCTAACGATTTGTGATACCCAACTACATCAGAAATTTCGCCTTGATCATTAGTAAACTTTGATATAAAGTTCATAATGTCAGATTGAGACTTCTTTATTTCATTGAAATCACCAGGAGAATAAACGTATTCTTTATCACTGATGTTAAACTTAAAACCTTTAAATTCTTCAGTAAACAATTTATTGGTGTTTTCTTGGAAGTTTTCAGCTCGCTTACGTATTAAGCTTTCATTCTCCCTAGCCTTCTCCATTTGTTCTTGATAAGCTTTTATATTTTTCTGGTCTTCTTCAGAAAGTTTAACGCCTGCTGACTCAACAGGTATTTTATATTTTTCCTTTTGACTTTCAAAATACTTCAAAGCTCTCGCAAGCTCTTTTTTCTTATCTATGGTTTTATTTTTTATTTCATCCTCTGAATGAACCTCTGGATC